ACGGCACCAGCGTCATTCTGGACGGCGTGATCCGTGACGCCGCGACCACGGCACTCAAGGTCAACACCGGCCCAGCCATCTATGATGACCTGCGGCTGCGGTTCAACAACCCAACGGCCACGGCGGACATTGAACTGGGTTCAGGTGGTGCAGGCACCTACGAACTGCCGAACATTGAAGTCCCTGCCGGGTACACGCTGAAGATCAGGAACAACAGCGCGACGAACGCCATCACCGTGGCGATCCCGTTGGGCATCGCGTTCAGCACCAGCACGGCGGGCGGCTCTATCACCGTGACCGTGCCCAGCGTGACAGCCACAGGCCAGATCACCGGCATCTTCACAGGCTCCCGCCTTCAGGTCTATAACGAAACCACCAACACCGAAGTCTTCAACGACATCGTGGTGGGCACGACGTACAGCAACACCTACACCGAGGGCACNNCTGGCGACATTGTGCGGGTGCGGTTGGCCTACCAATCAGGCACTACGGCCAAAGTGCCCGTTCAGTACCGCACCGTTGCCACGGGGGCGGGCTGGTCGATCCTCGCTGACCAGCAGGACGATACGGTCTACATCCAGAACGCCATTGACGGCGACACCGTGACCGAGTTCACCGAGGATTTCCCCAACGTCCAGATCGACGTGAACGACCCGGACGGCGTGACGAACGTGCAGCGTGGGTATGCGTGGTACATCAGCGGCCAGATGACTGCGGACGGCCTGCGGTTCTTCCACGGCGGCATGACCGCCGAGGACGACGTGAACTACCGGATCAACGCGGACATCGTGAACATGACGATCCAGAACATCAACGCCAACCCGCTGCGCGTGATCGGCGGGCGGTTGTACCGCTCGGACGGATCGACGGCCATCGCCCCTGGCGGCGGTGGTATCCAGATGGACTACGGGCGGGCCTATGCCGTGGAAACCGGCGTGTCGGGCCTGACGCCTGCTGAGAGCGACCGGCTGATGCAGACGGCCCTCCAGACGACCGCGCAGGAAGCGGCCCGCAACGCAGCCCTGGCGGCGGCTCTGAGTGCGTGAAGTAAGGAACAGCAGTGCCCTCGATTCACTTCGACGCGCTACGGTTGCAGGGCACGATCAAGTGGCCATCCGCGTTTGATCCGGCTGTAGAGCGTGGCTGTGTTCAGGCCAAGTTCTTTAGCCCAGTCGCTGAGGCTCTGGCGCTTGCCGTTAAGTTCGTACTGTGCTGCATCTTTGTGGCTTTTCCCGCGCCAGTTCGTCGGTGGGCCAGCCGGGGTGTCCAAGGCTTCCGCAACGCCCCAGCCCAGCGCCTGGATTCTGCGCAAGATCAGGGCATGACTCAAGCCGGTTTCCTCCGCCCAGCACATGACGGTCTGAGTCTTCCCGTTGTGCGTGAGTCTGATGTTTCGCTCTTGGTTGCGCGCCTGAGTTCTTTGTGTGGCCCAGCGGCAGTTATTGGGGCTGTATGGGCCGTTGTTGTCGATGCGATCAAGCGAATGGCGGTCAGAGGGGCGGCGGCCCATGTCGGCAATGAATACCTCGAAGTTTTCCCACTGCGGGCAAACAACTATGCCTCTTCCGCCGTAACGCGCATAAGCCTTGTGAGCCGGGTTGCGGCAGCGATCAAGCATCGAGGCCCAGACTTTGTACTCCGGGGTCTTGGACTTCCCGTGTGTCGTCTGCGCGTCAATAGCACCACACCGCTGACACGATTGACGGACGCCGCGCTTTTCGGCGTAGCGAAGCTGGCCGCCCTTGCGAGCAGCTTCTGTGCCGCATTCACAGCGGCAATGCCAAAAGTTCTGGTGCTCGTACCCGGGCGGGGATACTGCTTTTCCAAGCACGGTCCATTTGCCAAATCGCTGTCCAGTGAGATCAATCGGTTTTCCCATTTGACTCCTTCAAGAAAGGGGGTTGCGTCATTATGCCGCAAATAACGTTTCGATAAAATGGATTTAGGCATCGACCTCAGAAAAGGTCGGAGCGTTTCCGATGCCAACCGGCTTCTGGAAATGAAAAATGCCTTTGTGACCACCGGCCTTGCCGCCAACAAGCGGCCCGGCCTGACCAAGGTGGCGGACCTGGAGCCCGGTACCAAGGGCTTGTTTGCGGCCTTCGGCAAGCTGCACACGTTCTATGGCAGCGGGACCATCACCCACGCCAACCCCCTGTTTCAGGCCAACCGGGTGCAGTTTTCGGGTGGCGCGCAGGCGGTGGCCGATGTGCCCTTTGCCGATGTGTTCAACGCCTTCATCTACTGCGCGGTGCAGTACGTGGGCGGGCAAGTGGAGCACCACTACCTGGACGGTAGCCCGACCACGCACGTGGCCGACGCCAACTGCCCCGACACGCGGGCTTGTTTGAAGATCGCCAGCAAGATTTTTGCGGTGGGCGCCGGCAATGCGGACGTGGTGCGCTACTCCAAGACCGGCAACCCGCGCGACTGGACCACGGCCAACGACGCCGGGTTTTTGCCCACGGGCCTGAACAGCCGGGGTGACCGGGCGGCCAACGCGCTGGGCGTGTACCAGAACAAGATGGTGGTGTTGACGCGCGACGGCGCGCAGGTGTGGGCGGTGGACCCCGACCCGACCGCCATGCGGCTGGAGGACATCGTGGAGAACGTGGGGACGAGTTTCCCGCGCACGGTGGCCAACGTGGGCGGCGACCTGTATTTCCTGAGTGACTACGGGTTCCGATCGATCACGACCCTGCAGTACACCAACAGCCTGGCCGATGTGGACGTGGGCTCGCCCATCGACTCGCTGGTGCGGCCTGAACTGAAGGTGCCGGGCGTCAGCCCCAAGAGCTTCTACTTCTACGGTACCGGCCAGTACGTGTGCGCGATCGGCAACCGCCTGTTTGTGTACTCGATCAGCCGCACGGCCAAGATTGCGGCCTGGAGCCAGTATTTCCTGAGCGCGCCGGTGGACGCCTTTGCCGAGCTGGGCCAAGAGCTGTACATCCGATCAGGCGACACGGTTTACAAGCTGAACGAGGAAGTCAGCACGGACGATGGCACCCAGTACGAGGTGCTGATTCAGCTGCCCTACATGGACCTGAAGAAGCCCGGCATCCTGAAGCAGATTTGGGGCGCTGACGTGGTGGTGGAAGGTTCGTGCTTCATGTCCATCGGCTTCGATGTGCGAGACCCCGACGCCTTTACCCCCGAGGTGAAGGTGAAGGGCAACACCCGCCCGGGTGGCCTGATTCCAGTGGAGTGCACCGGTACCGAGTTCTCCATCCGGTTGCGCAACTTCGACAACAAGCCGTTCAGAGTTGACGCGATCAGCCTGCACTGGAACGATTTGGGGCCCATCTGATGAAGCTGCGACTGGCCACCCCGGAAGACTTGCCCGCGCTGTGCGTGCTGGGCCGACTGATGCGCGACGAAACGACGTTCGCCGGCATGGACTTCGACAACGACCGCTTCAAGGAAACGATCACCGACCTGATGGAGAAAAGTCAGCTGGTGCTGGTGGCCGAGGATACAAACGGGGAAGTGGTGGGCGCGATGCTGTGCCAGGTCAAGCCTACATGGTTTGGCAACGACTTGATTGCGACCGAGCTGGGCCTGTTCATTCACCCGGCGCACCGAGGCGGAATGCTGGCGGTGAGGTTTATCAAGACGTTTGTGAAGTGGGCCCGACTGGCTGGCGCCAAGCAGATCAGGCCCGGGGTGATTACGGGCTGCGATGTGGCCGTGAGGCTGTACGAAAGATTGGGCTTCCGCCGATGCGGGGCCACGTTTGTGATGGAAGGAGTGTAACCATGTGCGACGGCGGCGGCGACGGTGGGGCTGGAGAAGCCCGGCGACAAGAGAAAAAGCGTCAAGCACGCATCCGTGCGGCGACGGACGCGATCAATGCGACGTTCAACAACAAGGTGCAGCAGCAGGGCACCCGGTATGTGTCGGATGGTTTGGGTCGTTTTCGTCTGGGCACCCCGACCTACATGGACGAGGCGGATTACCGGCGCCAGGAAGCGCTTTACAAGCAGGCGCTAGCCAAGAATGGCGGCCCACTGCGGCGGGGTAGCAACCGTCGGCAGCAGCCACTGACGCCCGACGAAATGATGATTTTGCAGACCTTCAACCCAAGCGCATGGCGAGCTGAAAAGTTCACGACCTGGGTGGATGGCGACCCGGCCAACTCGCGCGAGAACCTGTATAGCCAGCAGCGCAGCGCAGTGTTTGACCTGAACCGCATGGAAGTGGACCGCCAGGCGACGGACGCCGAGCGAGCCAACCGGTTTGCCTTGGCGCGCACCGGGCTGATGGGTGGATCGGCGCAGATCGACAGCGTGGCCGACATCAACCGGCGCACCAACGAGGGCCTGATGCGTGCGGGCGGGATTGCTGACCAGGCAGCTGCAGACCTTC